CAGTCATCTCCTGGCGGGTAGTCAATGTCCTGCACATAACGGTCGAACTGAGCTGCAACTTCGAGTAGGAGATCTCCCGGCGCGCCTTTGCGAACCGAAAGCCAAATATTGGTACCAGGAACCTGACGTCGAGATACTAGGGTCGCATCGTTAGCTGTCCAACCGTTCTGACTGATTGCCATATTGAGTTTTCCTTGTCTTGAAATAGAAAGGGGCCTTTCGGCCCCAGTCTACTACCTTTTATGAAGTTGTGTAACGGTACCTGGAGATTCAGGCTTTCTGAACTTGTAGCCTTTGACTTCTTCTGAAACTACAACTGATTCAGCATCAACAGGATCCTCGTAAGAGTAGACCAAGCCATCCTGTGTACTGAATGACTGATAGGTTCCAGGCTTTACTTGGTACCACTCGCCACCGTAGTAGATCTCGGTTACCCATTCTCGTTCAAAGTATTTACCAATCTCAGTTGGTGGATTGTCCGACGACAACTCCCTGCTCCCTAAGCCATTCTGCCGTGTTCTCATGTGCATTCCAGATCAGGTTGACGAATGCCTTGTAGAAACTTGTGTCAGCACCACACGGACATGCCATGATCTCGTGGTTCACAACCACATCAACAACTTCAGTGACGTACTCCATCAACCGACGCTTCATTTCAGAAGCATCAATACGCATAAGAGGGTCACGGAGACTTTGGACTAGGGCGTCAATAGTCTCCATCTCTTCTGTGTACTCATACCTCAGTCGGTCATCCAACTGCCAAGCAAGGTAGTCATAGACTGCTGCCATAGAGTCCAGTTCCGTTACAACCTGTCGCATCAACTATCTCTCTTTCCATGTCGTCGTGAGGGGGTGCCGTACACCTTTTCTGACTATAAGGTACTTGACGAGCTGTCGCAATGCGTCATTCCGGTGACGCATAGGGTGTGGTGGGGTTTGCAACCATCCCAGTAGGGATAGCTTTTCGTTCGTGACGTAGCGCTTTGCCTCTCCCGGTGTGAAACGATCATAGTAGGTGAGGCCAAGCTCCGAGCAAGCTAATTTAATAACTCCGATGTACTCCGCAGAGATCAACTCCACCTTGTGTCGTGAGGCTCGGACGCGCCCCTCTGCGTCCTCTTCGATGTGCTGTCGGTATGTGAATGGCTCGTAGACAATCTCTAGATCTGCGTGTCTTCTTTCCTTATTTAAGAAGTCATAAAGCTCGCGGTGATGAGGCTCCGGACCAAATTCTCCTGTCCAAAGATGGATATCTTCTAGTTCCACATTATCGGTTCTAATGAGCACAGCCTGAGCCCAACCGGTAGTACCGCCTGGGTCAAAGGCTAGAACGTTAAAGGGTCTGAGTGGTTCAGTCCTGAGGTTTAGTGGCATCTTCTACTCCATGGTTGCAGAGGCAGCCGTTTCCGATGCACTCTCCACACTCTCCAAAGAAACAACTATTGCACACTCTAGGGCTAGACATCCGCCCAACTTCTACCGATTTTACCTTCGGCAGCGAATCGAACATAGCCTTCGGTGACTTCCTCTCCAACTTCCACCATCACCCTTGCAATGAGATCGCGGACCTCTTCGGCTTCATCTTTGGGAACGTCCGCATAGATGGCATCGTGCACAAGATTCACGATGAAGACCTTGTGATCGTACGTCAATCGGCAAGCAGCTTCAAGAACAATGTCTGATGCGATACTCTGGGCATAAAACGATTTAGCTTCGTTCCGAACTGCATGTTTGTTCTGTGGAGTCACCAGGTGAAACCTACGGTGACGACCAAACGGGGTAATGAGTGCCTCTCCCCGACATGCCTTGTCTGCTGCTCCTTCTAGGAAGGAGATGATTGAGGGAATTGTCTTCTCAAAGACGTTCATATGACGCTGAGCGACACGAACATCCATATTAAATTGAGGATCGCCAGCAATACCAGCAGCGGTGCGGCCGTACGCGATACCATAGGCAAACGTCTTGACAAGAGTTCGGATACTTGGTTCGCCAGGTTTCTCTGCTGAAGAGAGTTCCTTAACAGTCTTGTCTGACATACTCGAAGGATACCGGTCAGGAAACATAGAGCGGCAAAGCTCGACAAAAAGGTCTCTTGAAGGATCGTTGAAGATGTCACGGGTCAGCTCTTCCTTTGCCAACCAAGTAAGAACTCGTAGTTCTGCTTGCGACATGTCAACACCGACGAGAATACGATCGTCAGCTCTTGCAATAAACTGTCGTTTGATCTGCTTGGCCCGCGGTATGTTTTGAGAATTAGGATTGCGCGCGGATAGGCGACCGCTAGTTGTGCCGTGGATAAGGAATGACGGGTGTACCGTACCTTCGGGAGTAGTGCGTTTCTGAAGGCCCGTGACAAACGTGCCGTCCATCTTGGAGATGCCACGGATTTCAAGTACGAGCTGAGTGGTTGCCTTGACATTGTCGGGAATCCTCGGGTCATCGAGTAGGGTCTTTAGGAAGTCAGCTTCAGTAGTCTCAACGTCTATGCCGTTGTCTTTAAAGTACTTGGTTACCTGACGGGGTGAGTCGATGTTGAGCGTGTGTGGGACTCTAAGATGTTTTCCCTTAGCCTCAGGATCACATACGATTGGAAGGCCTCTTGATAGGTCCTCACGTTCCTTAGCGTATTTTTGAGCGAGTTCTTTTGAATACTCGATATCAAATCCGAAACCGCGCGGTTCGATGAGCTGAAGCGTATTGGATACTCGGAGCATGAATCTGTAGGCATCTACAAGTCCTCGTACATTAAGTTCCTTGTTGAAGTAACTGTGCAGTAGCCTGGTTGCGTGAACATCGAATGCGTTATATTTGTGAAGAATGTCAGGAGGGATATTTCCATAGTCCGTTGGTTGTTTTCCGTCTGGACCTTTAAGATAAGGAGCAATGTCATGTTTCCAGTCAGGGGTACCCAGCAACTCCATCCCCATATATTCAAGGCCGTGTACTCCTTGGTATTCATGTAGAGCATAGGACTGAAGCATGGTATCTTCGGTTAGAGTGGGACCTTCGAAGTCCGGATACCCCAGATAAGCTCGCAGAGATCCGAGGTCAAACTTTCCGTTCTGCGCCCCTAGTGGATTAGTGGCGAGGAACTCCCTGAAGTACTCACGGAAGATTTCATCCTCAAAACAGTCCTGGGCGAAGACAAAGACATCATCTTCTCCTTCTAGACCAATGCCGACACAGAGAAGCTTCTCCATGTGGACATTGCCGTAACTCGTGTCCTTCTCCCTGGACGTCTCGATGTCCAGGAATGCAAGCAGATCACTACCAGTCAAAGAACGGATAGTGGTGGAAGGCATGTCGTTCTTGGTGATGACGTGAATGCGAGGCTCGTACCACTTGTCAGGAAGGTTGTCCCGGGACACAGCCTTACCTATATCGCTAAGCATGTGAGGGAACTTCTCCTGGCTGCGCAGACACGCGGCTGGGTGGAACGTCGGCACCACGGAGAATTGATTCAGGAGCTTGGGACGGCCTACCCGAGCCTTCGTGATCCCAAGCTTCTTGGCCATTTCTGGGTGAACGCTTTTGAGGGCAGAGTTCCCCATTGGAATGACAGTAGTTACACCGGCTTGCTGTAGTTCCTCGTGTAGTCTTGGCTTGCAGCATTCGATCGCCTCATCAGGCAGTTTCTTCATTGAGTCTGGGTAGTGACAGAGGGTTGCGTTTCCGAGGAAGACCTCTTCTCGATCGACGCCATATGAGTTGAGAACTGCGTTGAGGAGCTTGCCCGATGGGCCGATGAAGACTTCTTGCTTAGCAATTTCATAACGTCCCGGAGCTTCACCAATGAAAGCAAGTACGTTAGACTTACTGCTGCTGTCACTGCGGATAGTAGGAAAACTACTCGGGACCATACGTCCATGAACACGGAGAGGACACTCCTCACATTTAGCTGTAGGGTGTTTCCTTTCTAAAGCGCCCGATGGGGACGGATAGAGTGTCGTCGATCGGCCGAGGTTCATTCTCGACGATCCAGTATTCAACCCGTTCTCTCGAAGACTTATTGCCATTGGGCATTATCCCCTTACGAACACTAATTTTGATTTGGCCGCGTTGGACCATAGTTGTTTCCACGTCTGCTAAATCTCTAGATCTGACATGGAACATTCTCATCATTTCGGTTCGGGTGACGGTCTTGTTCTTGTTGTGCTGTGCTTTGATATAAGCTAGAATTTTGTCCGCTTTCTTCTCCCAAGGGTTAATGTCTGGAGCTTGTTCTACACCATGCGCGAAATCGGTAGCAGATTCGAGGAAGATATCTCCCAAGCGAATGGCCTGACAGACATCATCACGTTCTATGGTGAGAGAATTCCGTGCTCCTGCCAGTAGCATAGCGATCTTAATGATCGAGTCGGAAAGACGGATATACATCGGGGTATAGATGTTGGGATCAGTGGAGTTTTCGCCTAGCTTGAAAGCGTCATAACTAAGGTCTCTGATACGATCCCACGCTTCAGGAGTAGCGTGCATTTCCCGTTCAGTCTGTTTCACAGTCCGCTGAGTGGTCGTGCCTCCCAGAGTGATAGTCTTGACTGTTGGCCGGGGCTGCCAGAAGTTCACGATCCCGTACAACTCTTCGAGGATCTGAGCCTTGACGTCTTCCGTAGGGTCCACTTCGGGCGGAGGTCCAATCGGTCTCAGTTGTTCACTACTCGTGGTGCCCGACACGATAATGAACCGTGGAAGGAAGCCACTACGAATGTGCTCGATAGTGACTACCTCTTGCATTTGCGTCTTGATTCCACCACACCAGATGATCAGGCGTGGTTTCTTTACATCAATGGTACCGGTGCGGAGTGTTCTCTTCTCCTGTCGACAGTCATAAAGAGAGGTCAGAGACTGGAGAAGACCAGCCATGTAGTCTTTTTTGACTGTGGCCTCAATGAATCCAGTGATCTCATCACGGTGGAAGATTGAGGTCTTCCCGTCTCGTTGCTGTAGCTCGGTAAGAATGCCCTCTTGAGATCCATCAGTGCCCATGAGGAAATCATCAGAAGATAGTACTTCGCCCAATGTGGACATAGCAAGGTCCATAGATGTGGACTTGCGAGTAACAGTAGTTCCAGCGAGTATCATCGCCCAGATATTAGGACGGATCTTGGTGTGTTGTGCTGGTAGGGTAACGAAGGGGCACATAATGGCAGACAGAATGACAGCTCCACCAGCTATGTGATACTGTCGGGGTGCATCTGTCCGAGACCAACCGTACTCTACATATCGATCGATGAAGGTTTCCTCAGGTTCACTGTCTCCTGCTCTCTTGAAAGTTATGCGACTCATGAACCTCAGTCCTCATTAAGACCACTGGCCCCCACCCAACAGGATGGGAGCCAGTAGCCCTACTCATAAAAAATTACTCCTCATTGTCGACAAGGAAGCGGGAGATCTCGTTCTTCGGCCCGTATTCCTTGGTCGGGTCGTTCTTGTCCTTGCGAGCGCCGACAGAGCGGAGCTTGGCCTTGAGCTTGAGACCGATCAGCTCGTCCCACTCCCAGTCAAGTGGCTTGCCCTCTTCCATCTCCACGCCGAATGCCTGAAGCATCTTCTTAGTGACCGGAAGAGACTTCTCATCGTACAGAGCATTGAAGTAGATTGTACGACCGTTGTACTTCTCCAGATCACCGTCACAGTCAGTGATCTCGAACTTCAGCTTGGACATGTCAGAACCAGGATTCTTGCCACCCTTGGTGACAGTGTCCTCAGCCTCAATAAGCTGGAGGATGTAGTCACCCGCAGGAGCAGGAGTCCACTCTTCAGGCTCACCAACGTCAGTGAAGTCAATACTAGGCATTTAGATCAGATCTTCTTTCCGATTTTGAGGTTCCCAGTTGGCTTGTTTGTGTCCTCAGCGGACTTGACCAGCGCACCTGACCAGTACTGGTGGATCAGAGGCATAGTCGGATTATCAAGCTTGAACGGTAGCTTTCGGGTGCGATCCTTAGCGACAACATCGCCGCTCAGTCCCGTCTGCAAAGAGCGAACACCAGATCGGTCAACAGAGAGTCGGTAGACATCATTGACCATGCCTGGCATTTCACCGGCAAGCTTGTTCGTGAAAGCAGGAGTCCACTTGTGGCGCGACTCCGACTTGTCAATATCTAGCTCCCACGCTACAAGGATAACGTAGCAGGGAAGCTCTCGGAAAGCGCGGATAAGCTTCCGCATCTGTTCCGATGACTGGTTCCATCCTCCATTGGCAAAGGTTGCCATAGCAAACTCAGTGAAGTTGATACCCTGAGCTGCCAGCTTTTCAGCCTGGAAGATGTGCTCCATCCCCTTCTTCTGACCCTCAGTCAGATTGTCGAGGATGATTGTCTTGTATCCTGCACAAGTCTGCGCATTGAAATCCTGCCCTCTATACAGCTCGTTGTAGACTTCCTGAAGCTGCTTGAATCGAGAGATGTCAATGATCTCAAGGTCAGGATAGATGTCAGTGATGCTCTGAGTACCGTTCTCAATGTTGAGATGGAGGACAGGGTTCATCTCAGGTACTTCTACGCTAGAAGCAGCAAGAGTAGTCTTCCCAACTCCAGACCCTCCGTAAATACAAACGCTAGGAAGAGATCGATCGTCACTCGCACGACGTACCTTTAGTCCACCGAGTTTCCCTGGAGTCAGAGTCATTGTCATGTGATATCGAAGTCTCCTGCCTTTACTCCGTCAATGAACGACTGCCACTCTTCAGGAAGGAAGGAGAGAACAGGACCATTATTCTCCTTCGAGTCACGAACGTCAATGGCAACAATGGGACCATCAACATGACTGGTCACCATCTGAACTTCTACACATATCGGGCTATCTGTCTTGCAGAGAGAACTCTTACGCCACATCTACTTCACCTTTACAAATGGATCGCTACGAAGAGAATGCTCAAAGTCTTCACCATTTGTTTTGGCGAGACAAGGAGTGTAGTAGGCACATCCAGAGCAGGAGAAGTGTCCTGCGTTCGGGTAGATCGTCAGATCTTGAGAGATCATGTCTCGTGCGATCTGATAGATCGTAGTGCCAGCAGACTTTAAGTTTTCTTTAGTCTTGATAATTGTGAATCTACGATGAAATACTGGTGCGTCATTGCTCTTCAGGAAAGCGATGTACTCATCGTACGCACCTGAATCGTAGGCTGCACGGTCAAACCGCTGCACCGTTTGGGTGAAAGTTTGGAGGTCCGTCGCCGCTGCCTTGTCCGTACTGAAATGCTTACCTTTATAGCTGCGGCTCAACATCTTGGGCGTACGAGGGTAATCCTTGCGGTACTCAACGTACAAGAACCCTCGAATGTCAATACCTAAAATTGATGATGCAGCCCAGGTGTAGCCGTTCACCTGAGGGTCGAGTAGTAGGAGCCTATCGTCTTTTCTGATCTGACTGGCAGATTTGTGATCCCAAATGAAATAGCCGCCATTGTAAAGGTCTTGCATGATGGCGTCGATCCGACCATCAAAAGTGACTACGGCGCCGTACGGGTGGACCTGTCCACAGGTGCGTAGACACTCATCCTCAGTAACATTAATACCTTCACCAGCATATTGAATGGGTGGAGCCATACAACGTAGAGGTTGACCGGTAGAAGGGTCAACAATGGGAACTTGGAACGGAACTTCTACCATTACCGGACGGAACCAGTGGTCTTCTTTGGGATGGACGTTGAGGCCGTACCACTCAAGCATACCAATGCCGAGGTCGATACGCTCTGTGTAATCGTCTCCATCAGCCTCTAGGAGCTTGGTCTGTCCGGTTTGCTTGAGGTAGTTTGCGCGCTGCTCTTCACAAGAGTTAATGAATGCATCTATAGCGATGCGTGTCTTCTCTTCAGGAGAAGTCTGGTCCCATGTCTCCGGATCATAGAACTTCTCCATCGCAATGTGGAAGGCAATCCCGAACTGAAGGGGTTTGGCGGATATCTCTGGGAGAATACCATCCCGGTATGCCCAGTCCCATCTACGCCTGCAACCTAGGAAACTGCGGATTTCAGAAGTATGGATCTCGTGAGTGCGGGTCTCGTTCATCCGCACTCACCCTTGTGCCCGTATGGCTTCCAGCAACGCTCTCGCTTAGGTGGATTGCCACTGTAGTAGACAATGAGTCCACACGTTGGCTGAGGCTGAGGTTGAGGCTTTTTCTGTTCTGGTTTCTTCGGTGTTTGTGCCACTGTAGGCAAGTTCCCTTCTCAACAACTGAATGGAGAAATGGAATGCAACGGAGGTCCAGGTCGCGGGATCACCAGACCCCCGTCGCAGACGTACAGTGTAGCACACTGGGCATGAGGGTCTACACGGGACGGGGGCCTCCATCACGTGCAGAAGCATCCCTGTATACGTAACCTGTGTTTGGCACCGCTGCAACGGCAACGGCGGTAAGGATGGAGATTACAATCTGCCACCACTGCTGTGCTGAGACATCACCAAATGCATAGTTAGAACCGATAGCGACAAGGGCAGTAGTAAGAGCCGCAGCTCCACTTGCGAGAGCCTTCCCGTATCTCCAGTTAGGGTAGTTCTTTGTGTTCCACACCACAAACGCGCCGATCGCGACAACGATGATGTTCACGATTTCTGAGAAGCCAAGAGGTCCGGCTACGAGAAGCGGGACGATGGCCACGAGTACGGCACCGAGTGCCTGAGCTACTGCCTTTGCGATAGTCATTACTGTTTCTCCAAGTTAGGATCTGTATCTGCTAGTGGTTCTGGAGGATCAGGGAACTTGATTCCAGTACCCTCCATAATTTCTACTACTCTTTGTCCCCAACCTTTCCACCGGTGGCGACTTCTTTCTAGAACGTAGACTCGTCGTGCTAGATCTTTGTTACCCCGATCCAGCTCTTTAACTCTTTCATCGTTCTTGTCTTCTCTGGAGTTAAGTTCTGCTACTTCTTTCTGTAGTGCAGCTACTAGATTGGTCCAGCCTGTAGTTTGATTAGCCTCTCTAGAACTACTTCTAGTGAACTTAGCTGCTACGAATGCTCCTAGAAAGGTAAGTACTATACCGATCACTTGAAAGAGACCACTATTCAGTAGGCCCACTGCGTCTCCGGGCGCAGGGACCTTCTGGATGATCAGGAAGGTGCTTTGATAGGAACATAAGCAGGACAGTAAGAGTTCCATAAACCAACCCTGCTATATAGGTATTTTCTCTACCATATTCTCCGCCAGAAAAAACATTAATAAACCACGACCACCAATATCCAGCTCCCCAGAGAAATGGAGGAAGCATCAAGCCAATGAAACCCCAACCATCTTCACAGGTCTTAGGTCGTTGAATCGCTGCCACAAGAGCCAGTACTCCCCCAACAATCCACATGGAAGAGAAGATATAAATTCCTGGACCTTTGTCCAAGAAGTCGAGAACTCCTCCTGACCCTGGTCTGGAGAACCGCTCCATAGGTTTTACTAGAAGTCCGGTTCCAAGGAAAAGCCAAATGGTACCTATAAGGAGAAGAACAACTCCTCGGGTACCGACAAGTTGGATAAAGAACTTCTCTGTTCTATCGTATGCATTAGGATTCTGCAATTTGCACCTCAACAAAGGCTGTGTTGTCGAGGTTAGCGATAACGATTACTCCGTCTGATCCTGTCAACAGAAGAGAAGAGTTCGATCGGATAATATTGTAGGCATTGCTACAGGTTTGAACAATTCCCTGGGCTTCTTCTTTGGTTTGATCTCTGAAGATAATGGTTCGCCGTTCGTTGGCCAGAGAGCTAATGGTGACTCGGACATCGAAATTCTTTTCCTGATCACTCATTGTTCTCTCTTTGCGCTTGGATCAGTTTTCCTACGGCATCCCATAGAATACCAATCATGTCACGAAGATCCACCTGAGTATCCTCATCGTTATCGCCTCGACGTACAACGAGAGATGGGTCAATAGCAGCCAGGTCTTCAGCGACAGGAAAGCGGTGTTTGTGCTGTGCCCCCTCTCTATATCGCCATTCCTTGGCCTTCGCTCCATGAATGACATCCCAAGAGGTCTTCCCTCCCGCGAATCGGGGAGCGCCTACTGCCTCCTTTTTCTGCTCTGAAGAGGCCGTAAGGAATCCAGATGCACTAATGGGGCCAAACGTCATGGAGTCACCATTGGTCACCGCTAGACCATCGGTGTCGAATTTCAGACCCGAATTCTGATTGACTCCCCAGAACCAACCCTTACCGTCTCTACCGTGCTGGTAGTTGATGTGGCCAGACGCCATTGGTGCGCCATTGGTATCGTAGTTAATAAAGGCAACTCGTCGGTCACCCTGAACAGGAATCAATGCCTGGTCAATAATGAGGTCAACCGTGGCCGACCGGCACCTTACGAAGTTGGGCTCCGCATAGAACTGGGAACCAGCTACCAGTCCCTCATCGGCAATGCCGAGCTGAGCGAACTGCTGACGTAGCCAGACCGTTCCGACCCTGCGAGTATCTCCGCCACTGGCCTGCATGGTAATACCGGCAGCAGACGTCCCCTCAGTGAAGACATCGATATAAGCAAAGGAACTGTTGGACGCCCAGAACTGCATCCTATTGGGATTGTTCCCACCGGGATTCATAATGATGCGCTCGCCTACTCCGGCAGTGGCAATCTGGCCCATGAGGAATGCAGAGCCAGTAGCAGCGTCAATCCAGAAGGAACGGGTTGTCCCATTGTTGATGAATGCCTGAAGACCGAGTAGTGGATGGATCTCCACTCGGTTGCCTGTAGGAGAGCCAGCAATGAAGCGGTTAGTGATGACGAGGTTGGTTTCTAGTTTTACCGCAGTAACGGCACCGGCGGCAATAGTTCCCGCCGTCACTGCGTTGACATCGATCTTACCAGCTATGACAGCGAGAGCAGCAATCTCCCTCGCTGTAATGGCCTGAGCAATGAGCTTCCCGCCGTCAATCTGATCGGCCAGAATATGCACACCAAGAATAGCCCCCGCCATGATCTTAGGCGAGGAAATAGAGTCTGGAGCAATCTTGGTTTCGGTAACTGCTCCCGCTTGTAATGCTGCCTCAGTGACAGAGTTGGCGGACAGTTCTAGGTTGCTAGTGATGTCTGCAATCAAGTCATTGGAGACAACCTGTCTGGGGTCTCCAGAGGCAGGCTCACTCTTCTCACTCTCTTTGCCGGAGTGATTGACAGCGGTCACCCACACCAGATAGTTGGTGTATTCCAGAGGAGCAATGGGGAACTCCTCTGGCCACCCAGTACCTAGAGATCCTCCGGCCTTGATGTCATCAGGGTTTTGTGTAGGAGCGTAGTAGATGTTCAGGTGGTCGAGATCTGAAGGCCAACCTACACCGCTCTGTGTTTCTCCTGTATGACGGACTATGAGAGAAGCGAGATTAGGAATAACGATAGGAGCAGCAGGAACAGGAGGAGGATTAGGGTTGTTGACGGACGCAGCGGTGAACGACCCATCAGTCTGCTTTCCTAGGACTGTACGAATGACACCATTGTCATCGTAAATGTTGAGTCCACCATCTGTAATGGAGGCATTCTTCAGTTGAGCAGCACGAAGACCAGCTTCCGCTCTCCGCATTCTCTGTTCTAGGTCAGTAACCAGAGAGACAATCTTCCTAGTCTCCGGGTTCGGAGGTGCAATGATAGGCATTAGCGCCCGTCCCACTGTCGTAGTACACGCAGAGATGACCAAGGAATGTGGGTCATGTCGTAGTAGTCGAAGATTCCTGAATACACATTGACATAGGGTTGGTTAGGTGTTGCTCCCTCTCCAAGGTATTCAAACAGGAACGCCATTCGAGCGCCGCCATTGTCACCAACGTACGCACCGTATTTCTGAAGAGTCTTGCCTATGATTCGTTCCCAAGTGGTGATTCCAGTAACGGTATCCATGTTGATCGATGGATCGATCTGTACCCGTGCACCCTCAGGTATAGGAGTGGCTACTCCAGCTCCATTAGCTCCGTCACCCACAGATGCGGGATAGCGTACAGCTGATGAGGCTATGTTTGTAGAGAAGAACAGAGCATGGTTAAGAGACGCATAACCAGCCGCAGCAGCAACAGTCATCTCTGAGGATCGAACGACAGAGCCGTAACGTGACAGACGGGCGCCAGTTGAGCTACCAGTTGATGCAGCTCCAGCCTCTCTACCATCTCCATTAAGTGGATTCTGACGGCCCCATTGAGCAGTCCACGAAGAACCACCATTTACAGCACGCCAAAGAGAGTGGACGACGCCGCGAGTAGGATCGGCTGTCGTGACATGTCCGTCGTAGTTCGCACCAATAGCAACACCTGGTACAATGACGTCAGACGGAATAGCCATTGGTATTGAATGAGGGTCAGGTCCCCATGCTGGAACATTGCTAAACGTCACGTCATACTTAGGTGTCGATGCTGTCACTGCTGCTCCAGCAGACCCGCCTGGCCCTCGCATAGCAACACCGTATTCAATGATGTCACATACATGTTGCTGAGCAGCAGCCGAAAAATACCCAGCCCATGTTGCAGAGTTTGAGTCAAGAACTGGACTTGCCGGAATAGGATTCCATAGCCAGTCTGCGTCTGGAAAGAAAGGGCGAGCGTTCCTTCCTGCCGCTGCAAGCACCGCGCCTCTAGACATTACGCAAACCCCTGTCCGCCTACCGCTCCATACCAACCTAGATTGTTGGGGTTCCAGAAGGTGTAAAGACTAATGGAGTTGGCGTTCGTCACATGGGTGGGAACAACGCCTGCTTGCCATTTGATTGTCGGCCAGGTGATCGTCCACCCGCCAGTAGCGTTCTCAATGATGTGCACGTCCATACGCACTACCTGACCAGCAACTCCAGAACCGAAAGTAAAGGTAGAGTTCGCAGTCATAGTAACAATCTTGTAAGTTCCCGTTACGGCAGGATCTAGAGTGGTAGCTCCAGACGCCGTGATTGCGTGAGTGTTCTCTGTAGAACTTCCCCCTCCCGGGGGAACAGCCAGAGTTCCATCATCTCGAATAAACTTAGTACCTGTGGGTGTCCCCGTTGCCAATCGAGAGATGGGAATGACAGAACCAACAACGTCACCAATATCATTGACCCGTGCAAGACCATCTCGAATAGGCTGCGTCCACGTGTAGGGAGCTGCGTTATCTGGTGGCAAAGTGATGGACATAATTAAGTGACCTTAAACTTTTGAATGTAACGAGCCTTAGCATTTGGATAAGAGTCCAATTGGTGGTCTACTACCCCAAAGTCATTGTTGTAGACGTTATAGAGATACCCATGAGTTTCGTACCAATCATAGAGGTCATTGATGAACGAAGGAGAGTCACCCTCTCCAGTAGTTCCACCCCCTGTGACCACTGCCCAGAGGCCCCACTCGGTATGACCGAGGAGCTTATTGTGCGAACGGGCAAGCTGAACCTGATGCTTTAGACCATTGACTCCGGTCTCACCATCACGCAGCCATGTCCACACAGTAGTATGCGATGGTGATCCACCAGGCCAGTAGTAGTCGTACAGTCCAATACCTACAATGTCGATATATGTGTCACCGGGATACATATTGTCGAAGGATTGGTTGGTGTAATCGAGCTGACAGTTCGGGCACCACTCAATGAGCAGGGTGGGGCAGGCAGCTTTCAGAGCAGCCGCCGCACGATTGAAACCAGTCTTGTAGTTCGCCAGAGTAGTTGCGTCACTAGGAGGGACAGCCCACGCGCGAGAGTTGCCATTGAACTCCCAACCCAACCTCACTATTGAATTCTGTAGATTGGCCTTCGCCTGAAATGCGTTTCCCAAACTGGTGAAGTTAGAATCGTAGTTAGACGATGATGCTGCCAGTTTGGCATATTTCTGAGCAATAGTTAGTCCAGAGTCATCATTGACGGTGAGCAAAGGAGCAGAGTAGGAGAACCGTCGTCCTGCCTTGGCGCCAACCCATGTATTCCAGTTCGTAAAGTTCGTGCCGGTGTTAAAGAATGAGAACTGAGTCTGATCACCGAACTCGTGTCCTAGCGGAACGCCAATGGCATTCGTAGTTTCCCATGTAGTGATAGCAGAGCCACCGTCATAGCCCTTATACATTCCGACCATAGGCTTGGGACGCCTACCCACAAGACGACGTCTGCTCATAGTGTGATCTCTCCTGAGACAACCCACTCATTCGCTGTGCGTTGTGTGACTGTAGCCTCAGCCCACTGACCGCCTAGCTTGATTGAGGTGAGTCCAGTTCCCAATCGAGATCTGAATGTCACCCCTGCTCCAGCAGTAATAGTGGTTTGTCCTGCTCCACCCTGACGAATGTGGTAGAAGGTGCCTACTGGGAACGCTACCGAAGAGTTCGGAGGAACAGTGTGCGTATTGGCTGCCGCATTGGATTGCTCAACCAACTTCCCTGCATCGGACAGTACAGCGGTGTAACTCGTTCCCGTCTGGAAATTATGAGTAACCGATGTTGGTGATCCTCCACCAGTACCGGGGTCAGCCCACGTCCTGTCATCCCGAAGATACTTAGTTCCTGTTGGAGTACCAGTAGCCAATACTCCTACTGGAATGCGCTTAGGCGTTGCAGTGTCCGCATCGTCAGTCAGCTCATTGGCTCGTGAAATAGAATCTCGAATAGGCTGAGTGTAAGTGTATGCGGGAGCATTGTCTGCTGGAACAGTGATTGCCATATTTCAGTTATCTCCTTAAGCTGCGTTCACCTGAAGAGCAACACCAAGCCATCCTGAAGGTGCTCCAGATAGTGTTGCTGTCTTTGTACCAGTAGCTCCACTAGAGGCAAGATCTTGCTCGTACACCCCAATTCGAGTGTAGGTAGAGTTACCGGCAGTAGACTGAATCACCTGAGTCATTCCAGAAGGTCCACTGCTGAACGTTCTCACCGTTCCTCCCGTCTCTGCCATATGCGCAGTGATGAGAGCATCACCAGAAGTTCCGGTGATTGACGGCGCCTGAATGGAAGTCGAGCCACTATTATCCCGGATCCATGTAACGTTTGAAACGGGAGAGCTGCTGTCGAACGTCCCGCCCTGAATAGCAAGCATTACGACAGTACAGTTCGCTCCAGTGTCATCTGGGAAAGAGAAGGTAGATGTAGACACATCGGAGGATGTAGCTATCTTGCCCCACACCTTGCCATATGGAGTCCCATTCCCAGCAGTAGCAGGAGCCTGAGATCCCAGCAACGAGAATCCTGAAGGAGCAGTCATCGACGACAGAGAGCCGTCAGTGTCAGACTCCTGGAACACCACAATGTAGTCACCGGATGTCAACCCGGGAGGCCTAGGACAAGCCACAGTAGGTGAGTTACCTTCAGCAGCGGAGGACGACGACCTGATAATTGGAGTGGTAGGTCCACCGCCACCGCCACCAGTTGTGGAGACCACATCAATGTATGCGTCGATGGGACCAGAGAGCGCCGTACCTGGAGTGCCGAAGGATGCCGCAGCATGGAAAGCGTTCTGCTGAGTCGATCCTGCTGTAGCGTCTCGCGACCAAGAAATGTTGTTGAGTCCTGGATCTGGCCAGGTAAAGCCAATCCAGTAGTCATTTCCGGCACTAATTCCTGTCTGCTGAGTTCCAGAGAAGGTGAAGTTCTGAAGAACTTCAGTAGTATTGGAGACAGTCAGTGTATCCGACAGACCCAACAGACTGCCCGGACTTCCACTAGCGTCCGCGTAAACCACCATCTCTACAGAGGCAGTACCGGAATCCACCCACAGTCGAGCGTGTCCTGTGGTGACAGTGCCAGTTGCCGTAGCAGTGAACTTGGAGACAACAGTCTTGTTAGCACTAGAGCTAGATGTCTGAGTTCCGTTAGTGATCTTACCGAGTTGAGATGTAGTAGACCCACTGCTCACTGTTCCACTAGCAGATAGAGTCATAGTTGTTGACATAGCTACAGCAGCGGAACGAATTGTTCTCGCATTTGCAGTGAGTGTGGCTTTAGCTGCAAGACTGACTCCGCCACCTGAACCAGCAATAGCACTTGCACCAAATGGTAGAGATCCAAATGGAGAGTCACCAAAACCTCCACCCCCACTACCAGCACCAGGACCAAACGCCAATGCACCAAATGGAGCGTCCCCAAAGCCGCCACCGATAGTGAATGTTCCAGTAGCATTTGCTGTCAGCGAGGAAGTAGCAGACAGACTTACACTAGCGCTCGGAATCTGAGAAGCACTTGTCAATAGGGTATTGGAGATTAGTGTGACAGTGGAGAACCCAGGCCCTGTAACGATTCCAGATACCGCCAGAGTCGGAGATACTGGTAGAGCAATTCCAGCAAAGGCAATGAGCTTGGAGTTTCCGATGAGAAGACTGTGATAGATAAAGAGGTTGTTGACAAAGGCAAACGATCCACCGAACGCAACACCATTAACCGTAAGGTTGGGTGTAGCAATGAGGAATACTCTTGCTGTAGGCACTGGCACTGAAGGAATAACAACCAGTACCGGAGTGATAGTGAAGTGAACATTGCCCACCCACGCCACTGCACCGATCGGAGGAACAGGATCAAACGGAACGTAATCGTCAGGCTGAATCCAGATGTCCGAAGTATCCAGTAGACTGTCAGAGCGTGCCAGTCCTAGCCTGACTTTGTCACTGGAGGGCTTGTTCGAAATGCTGGTGATGCGATACCAGGACGTGTGGAGAACCATGAGCCATGGAATCTCTACCTGAACCTGGATATCATCTCCAATCCGATAGGATCCTACCGGTGCGTTGGAGTGGTAAGCATTGATGACCAGCTCACCAATCTCGAATGCTCGGCCTCGTCTGAAGGCCAACTCTTGAGCTGCACGAGCATCAGCGAGACTCTGATTGGTAATGGACTTGTCAGTAATCACCACCTCCTTGCGCACTCGATCAGCGAAAGACTCGGCTCGGTAAGCACGAATAGTATCCGCACCATCACCAGCGCCAATAACTAGAACGGCACTGGCATAAGTGTCTTCTGGTTCCTGAACGGGAACTACTTCTAGGATGTTCTCTTCGTTGAAGAGGAGGTTAGGACGTGCCACTCCCAGCCGTGGGTACCCCAGATCGATGAAATGGAGTACGTCTGTCCTGTCAGAGTTCCAGGCATGCCTCTCGACGTAGTCGAATGGGGTTGAGCCTGAAAGGGAGTCGATCTCCTCTCCAACATTCTTAGCGTCCCACCAATTGAGTTCGTAGGGCTTGGCATCTTCTGCCCTATGCCCATTGATGAATCCTTCTAACCAATCTTGGGGGTTGGTAGAATGAGAATCTGTATAAAGTCTGGACAACTCATCATTATAGGTTTGGACTACAGCTTCTGCTCCATCCCATGACCAGTCCTCAAAGATTGGGTCACCACTCTGAAGTCGACGAAGGATAAGGCTGGCGGCCTCTGTCCTGTCGTTATATGCCTGAGAGGTAGCAGGCTCTCCAATCCTCACTGGAGAGGAGTTTTGAGATACAACTACTCCGTAGTCTGACTGTGGTTGTGCCTGAACATAGTTCCACAGTGTACGGACAACAGACAGAGGATCAACTTGGATCTGAGAGAATGTAGAATCATAGTATGTGTAGTGAGGTACTGCCGCTACTCCCTCAGCAGAGAATGCCATTGAGCTTTCCTCATACTGAGGAGGAAGCATAATGGCTGAGGCTCGAATCTCCTGGTTGATCTCTACATGCAACCAGTAAGCATATCCGTCCAGACCAAGTTCCTGAACCTGAATCAGCTCCGGACTGATAGAGCCGTGCATAACTGTAGGACCAGAGAGCTGGTCTGTGTACTCGAAATCTTCAGAGACCGGAAGTTCCCACTCAATGATTTCCCCGTCAAGGATGCGCTGAGCAATCAACCGGAATGGATGATCCTGAGGAGGATAGACATACTCAGTGCGTAGTACTGGGCGTCGATAGGGGAGAGCGCCAGCGCGAAGCATGGCCACGGCCTGCAACAGAAGACCAGCAATAGTCTGTTGCCGGGCCTGGAACGTCAGGTTGGGAAGGATAATCAGTGCACCCTTAGGGAACACTGAAGCATTCAGAGTTAGTCTAGGAATGACATAGATAACAATTCCACCCGGAACGATCGATCGAGCGATCAATTGCGGGAAGGCAGTGAGAAGAATGCCTCCAATTGGTACTGGAGTCAGTGGGCTACTGGCAGTCAACCGCGACAGTGCGGGGAGGGTGACTGCACCCCCAAAGGAAACTCCAGTACTGATTCCACCTTCGAGGACGAAGGAGAACATGGAACAGTTATCGGAGTTGGTCAGGGTGAAGTTAGATGTACCCGTTCCTGTCCCCGTAGGGACGTTGGCACCCGTGACTGTTTGGTTATCAACATTGATTTCAGCAACAGCAATCCACTCAATCTGAGTAGAGTTAACTGTCTGCCCACTGTTGTAGCGAGAGGTCCATCCCGTAGGGACAGTAACCGGTCCGGCACCAGTAGTAGCTCTGTCACTGCCCATAATAGTGACAACAAGAGCTTTATCTGTAGCAGGAGTTACCGAAGGTGCATAGGGGGTAAGAGTATCTGATGATCCGCGAGAAGAGTGCTGACCGAGTGTAGAGTAGTTCTTCCACGCAATTCGAACTGCATGGTAAGCACCGGACCCAGACTTAGTCAGGGTTAGAGGGTTGGAATCTCCTGTAGTATTGTAAAGAACAATTGCATTAGAAGGAGAAGCAGTATTGGGAACATCCTGATCGTCGAGAAGCGTCCAACCTGCCGAGGGGTTAGGGATACTCTCGACATCGTCTAGCTGAATGATACAGATTTGAAACTGTCCGCTGCCTACTCCTGTAGGAGGCTGAACAGTAACAGTCGTAGAGCCATTGGAAGTAGCTGTAGGCCCAACACCGACAAGTGTTGGGTAGGTTCCTAGTGAACCGCCCCCACCCCCACCCCCTCCAGTACCAGGGTCAGTAGGCGTGGGGGTAAGAGTAACAGAGACGTTGTCGGTAAAGGTACCAGCAGAAGTAACCGCTGAGTACCTCAGAATATAGGTACCATTCGGGTAGGCTCCTCCTGTACCGCCAGAGGTAACAGCGGGAGGAGAAGAAACCCTAATGTTGTCGTGCTTGACAGTCGACGTGCCAGAGATACTACTGCGCCTATACTGACCGAACTTGACATAGTACGGGTCGGTATGGTCGGTCGAGTACATGGTCTTGCGAGAGATCTTAGCGACCTTCTCAACACCATCTACATGACACTGAATGAAACCTGTTGAGGAAGACGTCGACCACTTGATGTGGACGACTACGTTATACCAAGTATTAAGAGCTGGTGTCCATACGGGGATGTCTTCATCGTCAGTGTCATTTGCTCTCTCAAAGTATACCTTTCCATCATTGTGGAGAGACATTGCGAGAGCAGGAGCACCATCATCGTTGACCTGGTGCCACTGGAAAAAGATTAACCAGTCATCAGCAGACCCCATACTGGGGAATGCTTCAAACTTAACACCAAATTCATACCAACGCTCGTCTCCGTCATGGTCGTTCCAGAACTTACCAAAACTAGAGACCTCACATCGCTCATGAGAGCCTACTGCCGTATCGCCATCATGAACCTCAGTACGGAGTACTGTTGCCGAAGACGGATCGTTAACGATCTGCATTCGGTACTCAGAGTTCATGTTGTAGCCCGAAGGGCTACCTTCATACGTGTGAGTCTGAACCGAAGAGTAGTTGGTGTTACTCAGTCCAGAATCAAATGTCTCCTTGAAAACCTGAGTCTGACCAACAGGAACACCACTACCGACAGTAGTAGCACTGGGAACCCATGAAACTGCTGCCGCTGTGGACAGCACATTTCCAGCACCAGAAGGTCCAGAAAGAATCTCCCACTTCTGAGAGCTAAGAGTTGCTCCATTGAGAGTGACCGAAGCAGTCCTAGAGAACGTACCACTCGGTAGGATCTGAGCGTCTGCGCCTGCGTCGACTACCGGAGTAGTAGCGCCTCCACCACCGACGTAGGAGGCAGGAGTAGGCCATGCACCACCAGCAGGGGTTTCGGAGTGCCAGTGCTTCAGCTCTCGAATTTCAACACGGATGATCGAGGCATCCGGATCAACATTAGGATCTGTGTTCTCGTTAGTCTGGTTGTAAGAACCAGTCTTAGCATACCAACCGGTACCGGCACCCGAGAAGAAGCCAGCAGAAGTGTAAGTCGGAGTGGATGGGATACTGGCAAGGTTGGTCGTGTAGTAAATACTGGGAGTACCAGCGTTGATTCTGGTCTTCAGGTAGAACTCAGTACCATCAGCATAGTTAGAGTTGAGGACAGCTACTCGTGAACCATTAAAGTTCACGATGAGTTTGGTAGCTCCACTCTCAAGCTCAGTTCTGACCATAATGACGTCGTCATTAGGATCATGGTACTGCTGAACACAGACACCAGGCTTAGTAAGACCACTGAGTCCATAGATGCGATAGATACCTTCAATCCAGTGGTCACCCGACTTTGGATTGAAAGCCATCTTAGTGGTGCCATCACGCTCATACTCACGCAATTCACAACGCGAGTACTGAGTGTTAGTAGATGTGGTGGCACCGCCAAGAGGCGCTGAGAAGACTCCTACATCTTTACCGCTAGTTGGGTTAGTCCTGGAGTAGAACCAGGGAGCCCCTTGAGGTGGAGAGTTCTTGAGTTGTGCTTGAGGATAATTGATATGGGTGGCAAGTCCTAGACCCAAATCGAAATGGTTCCAGGAAGCTCCTGCCGGATCTGGTCCCAGATGGAGAAGCTCATTCACCGCCAGGACCATATTAAATTATCCTATCCTATAGGCTATGAGACCTGCTCTTTGAAAGTTACCTCAAGACGGATGAGCGAGCCTCGATCGACCTTGAGTGTACCAGTGTGATTGGAGGACACATCCAGGGAGCGAGCATTCACTCTAAAGCGCTTGTTCTTCCCACGCAAGGAACTCGGGATTGACATTCGACCTCCAGCAAAGACCTGAATACGTTCCCAACCAGTAGACTTGTTGAAGTCATATACAGTCGATCCACTATAGATTTCTCCAGAGCCTACCTCCAGACGAGTCTCTCCCCACACGTCATCGTCAACCATAGTATTCAGCAGAGAGAACTGTGCATCCATAGTAGTCGCCCATGTTGGAATGGGGACAACTACTTCAGAGGCAGCAGGCCAGTTCCGCCAGATGTTCTGCTGTGCCGTTGGAAGAGTCTGTTCAACTGTTGGCCCACCGATGAGATATGAGAACTCATTCTCTGGATTCACAATGAAAATGTCAACGTCGGGCACTGGCGGAGGAGTAGACGGTGGAGGAATCTGCTGTGGAGGGGCCGATACCCGATTCCGCAGACTCACGATATGTGAGGTCTGGATAGTTGCTGTATTGGCTGGAATGTCAATGCGTGCAAGGTCGATAGCCGACCAGTTGTTGCCCAAAGAGCGCACCGTCCGGGTAGTGGAAGGAACACCCTGAACGATAACAGGTTCTACGTAAGGACCGTTAGCTCTGTCAGTTGGGATATTCCAAGGCGAACCAGCAATATAAGGGTCTTTAACGACGGCAACAAGTAGATCAGACCGAGAGCTAGCAGTGTTGTTTGGAGCCACTGGCACGACGTGATCGTCAGGGTTTTTCCCCATGTAAGCTTCGTAAAACTGGCCTGATCCACGTCCGAGTACAACGAAACCACCAGGCGAGATACGAACAGAACCACCAGGAGTAGCAAGGGCTTTCACCTCCAAGTCGGTAGCCCCTAGCACTCCCTCAGTCTTGTTGAACATAAAGTAAGGGATCATTCGGGCGACATCCTCAGGGATGACAGCTCCGCCACCGACCGCCCATGGGACAGTTGAGAATGTCACCAAGTACTCCAAGCGTTACGCCACGAGGTTTCAAGTCTCGCGGTACCAGTAGGATCAATACCCTTCAGGACGACTCGGTGAGTGCCTGGTGGGAGTGTTTGCATAGAAAGACGCCGACTAGTCGCTTTGAACTTTCCAGCAATAGGTGTTGTACCGTTCTTCATTACCTTACGAGACCAGGGACGAGGGTCAATCTCCATCCACTCCCCGGCCCGGAGAAAGAAATCCGAAGACGTCTCGATCTTGTAGTAGTTCGTGACCTCAATAACAGGCTGAGCAATAGGCCCGTAGACCTTCGTCAAGAGCCACGTCTCGGTGTTTCCCCCCACAAATAGGAAGTCGTCGAGGACTTGGATTGCGAACGTCGAGAGTGGGAACTGGAAGGGCGGTACAAACCCAGTAGACGTCGAGGGAGCGCTGGTAATCGATCCGTGTTGCCACTCCGCTTCGTAAAACTTGTGAGAGATTGCCCGGAACGAACACGTGACAGGAATCCAACCAGCACGAGTCCTCCCACGAGTAGGCTGATACTCACGGGGACGACCATATACAATCAACGTCCTATCATCATCAGTGATATACAGTTCTGAGACCTCTCCAGGAGTCAAACGAGACGCTCCTACGAAAGTATCCTCAGTGAACCAAGCAGCAGACATCCTTCTGTGTAGGTCTTTAGCTGCCGCACCATTATCGCCAGGGCTTCGGGTTTTGATGTTGATGTCAAAGTTGACTGTCATTCCACCAAAGTAGTCCCTCCCCATATACATACCATCCGCACGTGCCCTATTGACATCATCCGTCCTGATATCTGGAGACGTGAACTCACTACTGGTCACATGCACGAGAGTTCCACGACCAAAACGAAATCCATCTCCAGGAGTAAAAGGAGGATTGACTAGCTCATAGCCAAGGTCAGGAGGGAAACTCATCGAGTATACCTGCCTTTACTCACAACTCGACGCTTAAAGTCCAACGAATCGGCTAGCTCACGAACAGTGGCTTTCTCAGGGAGCATGACGTTGTAGACATCTCCACCACCACTACCACCACCACGCAGTGCTGCCACAATAGCTGCGATGTCCTCTGGAGAAAGACTCCCCCTACCAGGACGAATCTGATCCATTGGAATGATGAGTTCTGGCTTACCTGTCAGGTTATGAGCAATAGTAGTGCCAGGCTGAAGCCATCCACCTTTGTCATACCAACCATGAGCCTGCCAGAATGCCTGAGCACCCGCCCAACCGCCGTATCGCTGTGCAACATAACGGTCTGCAATCATATTCTGTTCAGCAACAGATGCGTCCTTGGCGTGTGCAGTAGACCCTCCCAATGCCCGCCACGTTCCATCAATGAACTGGTAGAGACCAGAAGCCGAGGAGGTAGGGTTCTGTGCTCGTGGATTACCACCGGACTCATGTGCAATGATCCAGGCACGTGCATCTCCACCTCCCAATCCCACTCCACCGCCCCCTCCTCCTCCACCACCGAGGAAGGTAACGATAGTTTGGAAGACAGATTCCAGTTTCTTCTGAGCAGCTTCGAGAACCTTGGTGACCAGCGCTCCAGGGATACGAGAGATAGCCGCGCCGATTTGTCCACCCATTGGGGAATTTCCAAACCCAAGACTATGGAACAGATTAGCTACCTGGCTACCAAAGATGCTCCACATAGACACTTGGGTAGTGGCGGCAACTGGTCCGCCTACAGCATAGTGCGGAATTCCAATAGGTCCTCCCTGAGCGAAAGTAGGACCGCCAGCTCTACCCCCTCGTGCCGCAGTGTGCATGGCATCTACTGCACCGATACCACCCATACGCTGAACGGCTGGGACAGAGAGAACGTACTCTCCTTGCTGTGCAAGAATGGGGACTGAATCTTTACCCTTAATTCCGCCACTGACTGGACCACCGGCAGCGAAAGCGGGAAGGCTAGGCACCCTCCCACTAATTCCTCCAACTCCGATCCAGCCCATTACCGTGTTCCAGGCACCAATGATTCCATCATTGATGACGGTATTGATTACCCAGTTGATCGGATCGCGGAAGAGGTTAGCGATCTTCCTCCAGGCATCGCCAATCTTCTGTGCGCCCTGATCTGTGTCTCCACGAAGGATGTCCAGGAAGCCAGACCACCAGAGCTTGATACCTTCCCACAGACCCTTAAACCATCCGGTCAGGCCGTCCCAGAAGGTATGCCACATGGCATCAATCTCCTGGTCCCACCGCTGCATAGTGGCCTTGAGCCCGTCAAGATTGGTTCCGAACAGTCCTGCAATGATGGTCCAGAAACCGCGAGTGATCTCGGTAATTCCCTGAGTGAACGTCGTCCAATTGCCAGTGAAGATACCCGTGAAGATGTCCAGCAGACCAGCAATCATATCGAATGATCCCTGGAAGACAGTAACCGCAGCGCCAAGCTCCCGAGCAACAGTAGGACCAAACACATCGATAAGGAAGGAGATGATGTTGGTGAGTGCACCCAGGAAGCGAAGGATAGCTGGGATCAGGGTCTCAGTAATCTGATCGACGAATGGCTGAATCTTGGGCCAGACCTCTTGCAGGAATACATCGCCGAAGGTTGCAGAGCAGGAATGAGCTTCTGTTGGACCATGTCAACCAGGGATTGCCATGCTGGCAAGATGAACTGGTTGAAGTTTCTGACGATCGTATCCCAGATTGGCATAAAGCGAGTACGTAAGTCATCAACAAAGCCATTAATGCCATTACGAAGAGTCTCACTCCGCGTATAAACATCAGCAAAGATTGTAGCCAGTCCAGCTATTGCGGCAATGCCGAGAGCAACTGGTCCTCCAGCACCCAACGCTAATGCGGCCATGAGAGACCCTACAGCAAAAGCAAGTGCAGCAATCATTGGAGGTGGTAGCTGGTTGATAGCTTCAAAGATACCATTGAAAACTCTAATGATAATCGTACCAAGAGGCTCTAGACCAGCAGCAAGCTTGAGGATGAAGACAACCAAGTCACCAATGAGAGTGGCAACTACAGGGAAGGAGCGCACTGCGGCATCCATGAATGCCTGGAAAGACTTATTCTGACCAATGTGGTCTGTCCAGGTGGCAAACTGTTCAAGGCCCTTGACAATCATGTCTAGTATCTGAGAACCACCAAGGTCCCAGAAAGCCATCGTGAGATTGCCAACGATTCGAATCAGCGCAAAGATACTCCGAGTCAGGGCATCTACCGCAGGCCAGATAGCTCTGCTCAGGAAGTTGACAAACCTCTGCCACCACGGACCCTCAAAGAACATAATGGCCTGTAGGCCAGCGTCACCAAAAGCATTAGCAGACGCCTTCACCAGAGGATATAGGGTCTTCAGGGCAGCAGTACCGGCATTGAGCCATGCCGAGATACCAATACCAACAAGCTTCTGATTGGCCTTGACGAGATTGTCGTACTCAGCCAAGAGTTCCTTGAGAGCATTAGCAGCCTGACGAAGACCGTCAGGGAGCTTGTCAATAGCCCCCTGACCGAGAACGACTGCCGCTCTGATCTGCTTAAAGGCAGGAACAGCTACCAGTGCTAGTGCACCTGCACCCAGACCGGCAATGAGAAACGCAGACGTCAAAGCGCCTACTGCTCCAACGGCAGCAGTGAATCCTGAGGCTATGACTGGTAACAGCCCAATGATAAGGCTGGCCATCCTGGCAAAGCGAGATCCACCAACATCAAAGTCTCCGCCAAGCCCCTGAGTTTGCTGTCTCAACTGAGTCAACTGAGACAGAAGAGATCGATCAGTATTGATCCTGACGTTGATAGTAAAAGACTGAGCCCTTAGTTCAGCACGGAGTCTAGCGAGGGAAGCTCTATCAATGGAGAACCTGACTCGAACATTGCCAGATACTCCCTCGATTTGCTGTCTAACTCTAGCTAGAGATGCTCGGTCAAGTTGAGCCTTGACCTTGATGTTTCCTACAGCCTTATTGATCTCTTGCTTGACCTTAGCTAGAGATGATCGGTCAAGCTTGACTGTGACAGGAAGTTCAATCTTATTGCGCCGCTGGAATTCTTCAGCTTGTCGCTTGGCTGCTAGCAGACCAGCAGTAAAAGGGTTCCTATTGAGAATGAGAGTCGCTTCGATGGAACCTGCGTCGAAAGCCATCTAGCGACTCCCACTCCCTATTCAGTTGACTTTCTCTATCCTCACCCCAAGGTCATCATCTCCACTATCAGAGATGTCTCCACTAATAGGAGTGTCCTCAGGGCGTTCTTCCCCGGCTTGTATCCGCAGGTATCTACCGAGTTCTTCCATATACATCTGCGGTTGCCACCAAGGAAGACGCTCCCACTCATCTACAGTCAATTGAAAGTGGAGTAGCGCCCGAAACCACTCTACACGCTGCGCAGGCGTACCGGCGAGCGAGTCGTAGCGGGCGCTTGCAATTCCGGGTTCATAAGGTTCTGCATGAGATAACCAAAGAAGCCCATGAATGGCCGGTACCCTAGTGCCGTCAACTGCTTGTGCGAAGGACTTCCACCAGACCAATCTCCACTGTCTGACCTCTCACCGCCACACAACTTAGCAAGACAATCAGTAATGCCGTCGGTTAGCTTGTCGAACATCTCCTCATCATCAATCGCATTCATTACCTCTACGATCTGGTCAGGAGAAGTCGATTCAGCTTCCTTGTCCGGAGCAATGTCCAGTGTCTTAAAGACCTGCTGAACTTCCTTAAAAAAGCGCTTCGCTGCGAACCGAGATGGTTCAGGGACTACACCCACAATGTCGGGGTGGCCGTAGGCAGTGAAGTCGTAGGCGAGATCTCCCCCCAGAGATTCACCATCAAACTTAGGCACTAGGGACCGTCCTTTCTAATTCAATCTTTACGGCAGAGCCGCAAGGTTCCACTCACGAACAATAGCCGAGGCAATTGGCGACACCAACCTAAAACTCACCGCGTAGAGCCGCTGAGTTTCCGCACGACGGTACGAGGTTTCCACGTCTGCTACCGAGAGAACATCCAACCACAGAACACGACGCCACTGAGTCTTCGTGTTCATACCCTCCAGACCGAGAGTCAGGTGCTCAATGTCCTCAGCAATAGTCAGTTCTCGATATCCAGGGATACCAGTAGCCGGTGCAACAGTGGTGATGGTACCACCACCATAGGCCAGCTTCATCGTCTCCAGAGTGTCTTCCGACAGCGTCACCTCAATACGAGGGTCAACCGATGTCGTCGCAATGTCGACTGGGTTAAGCTGCTCCTCAATCGAGATGTCATTAGTCGAGCGAGAGAAACGCATAGTAGCGCCCGACTCACTAGCACCAATGGCAGTCCACAGAGGGTTACCGCCAGCACCAGCCCAGTCCCCACCGAGCGCCATACTGTTAGCCGGAAGGGTAGCGGTGTCATCCTGAGGACGAGTCCAGATCTGAGCCTGCCCACGAATGACATTCTTACGAGTGTAACGAGGAGTAAGTGTAGGCATTAGTCAACCTCTACAATCTTGACGCCGCTGGCCTCAGCAGCAGGAAGAATCTCCTCAGCCTGAGCAGAGGTAAGGCGAACACCCTCAGTATTCACTACTGGATGTCCAGCAACAACAAACAGGTCGGTGGGGTAAACCACCTTGTAAACCTTCGCTCCATCTTCGTCGGTCGGCTCCGGAGCCTCACGAACAAGATCAGCAGCAGTGTCACGAAGTTCCACCTCAGGACCAGTTGGCCTATTTGCGGCCACCTCATCCCCTACCTTTTGAATTTCAGCCATATCATCCAACCTTCTTATTCAGTTTTACTACAAATCTGTTGCGACGGTGCAGTAGTAGTTACACGTGTATGCATACCGTCCAGCAGTGTCGAACACTGCAAGCTCTGAGGGTGGGCCACCCACACGACCAATGAAGTCCAGATAAACACCATCATCGAAAGTGTAAGACTCCGGACCGTACTTCAGGATAGCGTCATCAACCAACCGTGCCAGGTATTCAGCATCGTCGTAATTCCGGTCAGCCCCTCGACATTCAATGGTGAATGAGAGATTATCGAACACACCCTCATGGGTGTACCCAGGACCAGAGCCCATTCGAACATAAATAATCCGCCCAGTGGGCGGAAGAGTGTCGTTATAGACTTCTACGTCGCCTGGAGTGTGGTCCTCAATCCACTTAACCAAATGTCGAGAGGTAAACATCAGTCAGACTCCCGAGGAGAGATAGGAGGACGTTCGTAATACCTCAGACCATTGTCTTCTGCCCAAGGATTACCAGACGTTCTCAGTCTCCCAGTCTCTACGGGTGCATTCTCCAACACATATGTGTTCATTTCCTCAGCTACCTTGGCCATCTCAAAACGAACACTAGATCCTCTTTCAGAGAGGACTGCCCTAGCAATTCCTTCTAGAAGACCGGCAGAGTTCTCCAACAGCGGACCTCCCAAGTAGTGAGAGCGACCACCATGGGGATGCCGAAAGCTGAGATTCTGGTGCTGATTCTGAGCGTAAGGTTGATTCACCTTACACCCAGCCACCAACTTTCCTGTACCTACATTCTCCATGAGGCGATCGATACGACCGTCAAACGTGCCAGCCATATCTCCTCCTACTTGTAGATCTTATCTGGAGGAATATATCCCTCTTCGAAGGTCGGAAAAAGAGGAAAGAGCGGTCCGTCGTAAGCGTTATACACAGCAGGTACTGCATCGTCCAGAGAAATGATTTCCGTAGCTCCATCTACGTCCACTCGTCCTTGCTGAACTGAGTCCAACATGCGACGAGTACGGTCGTAAAGAAGGAACATCGGGTCATCACTGCCTACCGGATTCGATCCTCGAAAATAGAGGAGGGAAAGGTACGATGCAATGTTGACCGACCACTGCTTAACGATAGTCGGGACCGCCCCAACCTCAAATGGAATTACGTAACGACGCTTGAGAGCAAGGTTGATCTGTGTATCAGCGTCAGCAATGGCAGCCCGGATCTGATCAACGTCCAGATCGGCTGGTGTTTCGTTACGAACTTCGTCACGACGACCAGCCAGAACTCTAATGACATCTTTCTCGTCACAGTATGCCATTGCTCAGCCCCCTACTTCTTATCGCGAGGCTGCTGTGGAGACTCCGACCGAGCCACAGAAGCCTCCTGAGCAGGCACAGTGCCGGACGAACTCTGAACATTGTCTTCGTCCTTAACGAAGAGAGGAACACGGCTCGCAGCAAGCGCCTCCATGTCGACTCCCTCATTGTCAAGAGCCCAGTCAGGAACCTTGTCACCGCGTGAGAGTCGGTGAATCTTCTGGTCCTCTGGATTGACCACATGCCACATGTCAACGTTCAATCGGTAAGCCATAGCAACTCCCTATCTGCGCTTGGTTACGGAACCGCAGTGATGGTGCCCTGGACACCGTTGATAAGAACACAAGCCTTAGGAGTGTCGATAGCGTTCAGAGCACGTCGCGTGAAGTACGTGTTGTAGCTCTGCTCCTCCTCGTGGTACTGAGTCGGAGAACCACTAAGAGGCCACTCATCCGAAATGAAGCCCAGGTTGCCGCGCTTCAGAACCATAACGTGGTTGGGAAGGATCTCCCACGACTGAACGATATCCAGAGTACCGAACTTCGTTGGGTACGCGAGCTGGTACCGAGGAGAAATAGTCGTTGCCGGAGAGTTCATGAAGACCTTGTTGACTTCCTCCGAGTCGAGGAGGATAGGCATCAACGAAGGATGAACAATCATCGTGTCTGGAATCAGACCGTAGCGGTCGTTACCAACAGCACCCTGGATCTGCTGGTTGGCCATAAGGTACTGCGCATTCGCAATGTCCTTACGGATACCGGCAGTGGGAGTAAGACCAGCACTGGGAACAACATCCGTGGTCCACCCACCAGTAGCCTGACGAGAGGCGTTCATGGTGAGAACCGACGCACGGTACACAGCGAGGAAGAAAACGGCATTCCAGGAGCGAATCATCGCATCCCGAACGAGACCCATCTCCATCTGAACTCGACCCACGTCATTGCGGGTCTCCATTTCCTTGGAGATCTTCAGACCAAGACCGCGCTTCTGAGTAGCCGCAACGACCGGCATCGTCATATCGCCCTGAGTGGTGGGAATCTCACCGAACTCAGCAATGATCTCAGCAGAACGAGCACTCGCAAACGCAACCTGTTCCTGGTACTGAACAGCACCACCAGGAGCAGCAGGACCCTTACGCAGAAGCAGATCAGCGATAAGGTTATCCTTAACCGCCGCAATCACAATGCCTGGAACACGAGTTGGGGCCTTGACCAACTGACTAACGGACCACTGAGGCCCGTCGTAAGAATGGCCAACCCTGACCACTGTAGCCATATTCAGTTATCCTATCGAATCGTCAGTCGGACACGGCCTTCAGCGTTGTTAGCAACGCCAGCAGGCTCAATGCAGATACCAATGACAGCACCGGTAGTGACTGTTCCCTGAACAACGCCTGCCGCACCGGCGTAAAGTCGCTGACCGTACGTCCAAGCAGTGCCAGAAGTGTTCTTCAGCCACCACGAACCCCGGTAGGCGACTGCCACCTCATTAGGAGGAGTCAGACCACCACCAGAAGGACGACCCCAAGCGTCTGTGGTCTGCGCAACGGCACCAGCAATGGCAGCAGCATCACCAATAGCAAGACCAAGAACAGCAGTCGAGTTGGCAACTGCGGG